TTGATATATTTTTTTGTATCTAGTATCTTATCATCGTTTTCAAACAACAATAAATCTTTAATTTTTGGTGTTTTTAAAGTTACAGAAATGCCTTCTTTGATTTTTATTATCTTTTCTGTCAATTGATTTCTGTATTTGATATCATTTATATTGAGTTTGAATGGTTTTTCATTCACTTTTAATACAATCTCTTCTCCAACACTTTTTCCACGCATTTGTAAGTAAAGATATTCTGCATCTGCAAGACATAAATCATCAACATCAAGATCTTTCGTATTTGCTTTTAGTAGGGATACCATTGCATTTAAAGAAAGTCTTTTATTTTCTTCTTTCAATATTATTGATATGTTTTTTGCATCCTTTACTTTAAAGGGATGATAACTAACCACTTTCTTTGAAAAGGGTAGTGTGGTTTCGTATAAAGGCAATAGGTCTTTTATTAATTCATCAATATTCATAATTAAACATTAAAATTATAATAGGTATCACGGAATCCAACATAGATTGCGTATCTTAAATACTTATCTGTGCTAGCCATGTTGAATTCTAATGGATAGGATTCAATTGGAAATACTTCATGAAAGGTGATTATGCTATTTGGATTTCCATTAGGATCCAATACCTGTACTTCCATTCTCACATTTCTAACACTGTCATCATAATAAGGAACTATAAATGGATTATTACTATTTACAGGGCCTGCATAAAATTTGTTAAACCATCTGTTGAAAAAATTTAAAATATAGTTGTCATTTGTTACAGGAAAGGATATAGCAGCCCCATAAGGTCCGCTGAATGGCATTTGGCTTCTAGGAACATATCTACCACCACCGAAGCCCATAAGTCCATCTTGTATCGTAGAAATGGATCTTGGTCCTATTGTTAGGGCCTCAGCAGTCAATTCCAGATTACCAGACCACACATCTGCTGGAAGATTGTAAAAATTAACAATAAATCTATTTGTTAACTGAACACCATTATGGTTGTCAAAATAGTTCTTTATTGTCTGTATTGTATTGAAATTAGGCATTTGTGAATAGTTCTTTTTCTGTTAATATTTTAAACTCAATATTATTTAATTCACAATATTTTTTAGCAGCTTCCCATTTAGCATTGTTTACAATCCAGGTAATTTTTTCCTTTTTGGAAGCATTTTCCTTTAGATAAGTTTGTTTTTTTGGCTTAACTTCAATCATCCATGATTTTATACCGGTTTTATCTTTAAACTGAACCATGAAATCTGGATAATAGTTATGGATCTTTTTGTCTAAAGGATTCATATAAGGTACAATTATTTCCTCGAATGACCATTTCAATATGTTTGGAGTTTCATCCAAAAATTTGCAAACCCGCCTCTCCCATAGTGATCGGCATACAATCTTTGTAGGATTACCAACATACTTTTTGGTATTTTTTGGTGTAAATGCTGTTTTGTATGCCATAAAAATATTTATCAAAATCATAAATATTTTAAATGGCTTATTATCAATATCCTCTTGGCGCGTATGCCACAGAACAACCTCTTTGGATAAATTTTTTTTGTGCCAAATATTCTCTAATAAATGATGACAGAACTAGAGAAGGCATTCAAAGTCGTGCTTTTCATCACCTAAAGTTACCAATGCCCAAAGAACCTGGCTACTTTGTACGCCATGAGTTTGGAGAAGGTACAAATCCGGTTGGTCCAACCATTACATTAGCATCTATTGCTAATAGTGGTGGAATAGCAAATTTTGATACTTTGTTCCAACGCAATTTGGACCCAGGAGCATTCCAAGAGGAATATTTCAAAGCAACATCAACTTTTAGAAGATTTTCAAATATAACAGAAGCAACGTTGGTATCTGAAGCGAGAAAAGAATACAACTTTGAATACATTTTTGTTCCAAAAAATCAAGCAGAATCCGAACAAGTGGAAGAAATTGTTGGAACTTTTAGAAAATGTTCTTATCCCAGCGTAGCAACAGGTTTACCAGAAAGAACCTATCCACAGAATCTTTGGTCCTTTGAGATTTCTAAGGGAGCAAATACAAGTATGTCTCTTGGATCGACAGATGATTGGTTGGGTGAACCGTTGCCATGTGTATTGACAACGGTAGTTGTAAAAAAGAATGACTCCGCTGATCCAGTTCTTAGACTTTTGCCAAATGGAAATTCTAACGTTGTATTGTTGGGTTTGGTTTTTAGAGAATTTGAAACTGGAACTTACGATCCCAGCGCAAATGCAGTTCTGTCCAAGTCTGAAATCTCCGCTAAATACTTTTGATTTTTTATGAAATATTCACAAAATCTTCCAAAGATAAACTATACAACTACAATAGGTGATTTTAATGTAGTTGATTTATCGTCTTATTTTACTTTGGACAAAACAAATTTGGATATTTCGGAAATTGAAGTATCGAAGAGTTCAACTTTGGTTGAATTGGCATCATCAATTTACAATGATGTGGATTGGTTTTGGTTGTTTATGTATGCAAATGATACATCAAATCCATTTACAACTACAAAACAAGATAATGCAGTATTGCAAACTCAATACGCTGCAAATAAAAGTATACAATCAAAGAATTCAACCAGTGATAAAAATGTTTATGTTCCGGCTGGATCGATAATCTATCCAAAAACATCAAATTCTGGTGCCTGTTATGATTATGGCTCTACTGGAAATTTCAGTCTTACGGGTGGATTTGCTTTAATTCAATCATATGAACCATATTCAAAAACATTTACAGCGATTGATCCATATGCTGGAATAACTTTTGCAGTTAACAATCCGCTTTCAATTTTAATTAATGGTCCCACAGGTTATTATTATTACCAAGATTCCTCTGGTGGTGTTACAAATTACATTACTTACATTAACTCTCAAGCAGAAACTGAAGCGGTTTCACAATATATTCCAGACGATCAATTGGCTGTTATAGTACAGCCAATAGAACCTGAATCTGAAACCCCACCAGTACCTCTACCGGGAACTTACAATACATATACATATTCTGAATTGTCAGACGCAGAACAAAGAAAGATAAAATATTTCTTGCCGTATTCTGTTGGTTATCTCAACATGACAAAAATTGTTCAAAATTATAGTGTTTAATCATGGCAAATACAAATCCATTTCACTCAACAATTAAAAACATTTATCTCGGCGATATCGATGGTTTAAACATCATACAGAGAAATGAGTTTTGTCAATTTGAAAAGATTGAATTTGCAGAAAGTTTATTAGATCTATATCCTCAAGGATCAATTACAGTTAGAGATACTTCAGACATAATGACTTATATGTCCACAAATAACTGGGACTATGTTACTATAGAATATGAAAATCAACAAACAGCATCATATTTTGTTACAAATTTTTCTTACATAAACAATGCGGCTTCTAGTAACGAAGAAAATATGGTTGTTATATCTTTTAGCAACTATTTGTTCAAACTAGCACAAAATACATCTGTCTCGCAGATAATGACATCTGCTTACCCTCAAGTCTATAAGATTGATAAATTTTTGTCATCCAAATTAATAAATGGTATAAATCAAGCTATTCCCGATCCATATACAAAAATACAGTTTAATAACGATAATATACAAACATCAAATTATATGGTATATCGTCCAATAAATCCATTGGATGATAAGTCTGATATATCCAGTGAAAATATAATTCAATACATGTATTATGTGACAAGTTTGGCTTGCGATTCTGAAAACAGTCTTCCTAGATTCTTGTTCTGGACTAGTTTTGATAATTCAATATATTTGAAATATATGCCAGAAACATACAAAGAAGATCCAAATTATGATTCTTCTTTTAAGAATAGGCTTTATAGCATTTATGAATCTGATTCTCCAACATTAACAATACAAGATAATCAAATATACAAAAAGATATATCAATTTAAGAGCAATCCTGCGACACAATATTACAATAGAAAATATTATTATACAAGAATAACACCAAAAATATTAAACACAGAATCTACAACAGATCAAGAACAATTATTATTCAACCATCAATATTTGGATAATGGTTCGAGATACGATACTGAAATTATTACTTCAGATGGTGTAGTTGATGTACTTCCATCTGGCCAGGGAATAAGTTCTTTTGAATATAAAAGATTTTATGGTTATTATACCAAGCATGATGTTGACAATAACTTCAAAGATTCAGGTCTGCTTTCTATGGAATATGGTGTCAGGGATTTATACGATGGAAGACAGTTTTTGAGTGTGGTATCGCCATATCCATTCGTAGATAGTCCAGAAATGTGGAAAAATGTTTATGATTTAACTCCATTACATCCAAATTTAGGAAGCCAAAATACCGACACATCTGGTGAAAATACAAATCTACAAAAAATTTATCAAATACGCAATACCACAAAAGCAAGTTTAAATAAATTAGATCAAATTAAAGAAATAGAAAAGCAAAATTTTATTCTGTATGTTCTCTGTTGTATAAAAGAAGTAGATGAACAAGAAGAAACATTCTTTGCAAGAATAACCGGATGGACTCCTGATACCGAAACAGGTTATAGCAGTTTACCAACCGGATATAATAATGAACCTTTAATTTACAGATATAGTTGGAAAAGATTGGAAATCAATATTGATGCTACCGATCCCGCAAATGGATTTGTAAAATACACCACTCCAGAACATGAAAGATGGGCTACAGTTGATGAGGGATCCACTGATGATATAACCACATGGGCAATAAATCTAAATGAACGTAGAAACCAACACGATTATGGACAAGGTTCTGGATATTATGCACCCGGTTGGTATGGATTGAATTTGACGCAATCATTATTTGATTATGTTAATTATAGACCTATAGGAAATCGGACTGGCGGTTTAACTACAGAAGAATCTACACCAATTGTTGGAGATTATCATATAGTAAGGATGACCAAAGTTCCATTCTCAAAAATAATAAAACAAGCAAAAAATTATTCTTCTGTGATCACGGACGATGAAACTTTGCAATCATTTTTAAGTGCTGCAGCAGGTAAGTATTTGTATTACTTTGAAATGGCTAACATAACGGATGGTCCCTGCAATACACTACAAAACTCTTAATATAGTATGTCTACCAACCCACAACAAATCAAAACATTAAGCGCGACCAAGATACAGACCACCAATTATCCAGGTGGCTCCCGTCGCGTTTATGAGTGTTCTAATCCATGGATTACCCGTGGTGTAACTACACAACCTTCATCATATGCAGAGTGTATTGAAAATTCTGCTTATGGAACAAAAATTGATGATATAGTTACTAAGTTAGGTGGATATCCATATTGGTCTGGAGCATCCGTGCCAAGTGGTGTTCCCACTGAAATCGATAGCACATTAATAGGTGAACAATCGCCAGAATGTACGGGAATAGAATCGAGTCTTGGAAAAAGCTGGAAAGGTTGTTATTGGGCTGCATCCGATTCTGTTTTTAGTTGCAGTTGTCCAGAAGTTGGAGAAAATTACATAAATTATCTAAAACTTAGATTAAATGTTGCAACATTTTGGAATACTCCTGTTGAAACTCCACTCAAAAGAAGAGAGTTTTTGGATTATTTGCAATATTATCCACATATATTGATGACTGTTGCTGGAGATTTTACTTTAAAACCGGGACAATTGATTAAAATAAAAGTCGATAGCATCAGCGGATACAGCACAGATATATCAAAGTCTATTTTATCAGATGTTTATTACATAATTTCAGTAAAACATACCATACTGAATTCAGGTGTTCACGAAACTGCCATGGAATGCGTTCTAGCACCTAAATAATTTAAATGAATGCTAGCAAAGATTTCAATATACTTGGATTTAAAGTATCCACAGGAGCAACCAAAAAAGATATAAGTTTGGTTACTGGCTATAATTCATACATTCAAAAAATTGAACATATTTGCAAAACACAAAAGGGTGAGCTGCCGTCTGACTCATCTCTGGGATCAAATTATTATGCGTTCATTTTTGATCCTGTCGGAAACAAAGATGTCTTACAACTAAATCTAGCCGCCTTTTTGAAAGCCGCTATAAAAGATTTATCAACTGTTAAGGCCACCGTCATATATTCAGATACAAAAAAGTTTATTGTAAATATCAAATTTACTTTAAAGAATTTTACTCAAAACCAGACTACTGAATGCTTGGTAGAGGTACCACTCAAATGACTTTAAAATTTACAGATCTTAATGTAGCATCTCTTGATTACACGGATATAGTCACATCGATGACAAATTTTTTGAAGCAAGAGCCAACTTTATCCGAAATTGATTTTGATAACAAGGCAAGTGCTGCCAACATGTTAGTTAACATTTTGGCAACTGCAACAGCTTACAATGGTGTTTATGCACAATTTGGGTATAAAGAATCGTTCTTGAGTACGGCTACATTGCTCTCTTCAATAGTAGGTTTGGCATCAAACTCATCTATATTATTAGAAGTAAAGAAGTCAGCACAAACTACAAGAAATATTACTGTAGGTACAACAGCTTTAGCTGCATATACCGGATTTTCTGCTGTATCAACAAATGGTGAATACATTACATTCTACAATATCACTTCTGTTCCTGCAAATACTATAGGTGCAACTGTTACTCTTTATTCTGGAAGTTCTGTAGTTGAATATACTGACTGGGATTATACTTCAAATTCTATCGTTCTCCCGCTCACGGTTGATCCAGAGACAATTAATCTAAATGTAGTCAGTTCTTCTGGAACAGAAGTAGTTTGGACAAAAGTAAATAAGAATGATATTTCAAGTTCTTCTACAGGAAATTATTATACCGTATTGAATACAGTTAATGGTTACTTGGTTACTGCAAATTTGCCAAATTCAAATTCAATTCCAACATCAAGTACTGTTTATTGTACGGCATTAATCTCAAATGGTTCATTAGGTAATAATGCCACGATTTCAGCAAATACCTACGCATCATTCCTCACAGATGATGCGCCAACGGGTGGATATGATGAACTTAGTGTGGATCTCGCCAGAGCAATAGTTCAATTTTCTGCAACTTCTCAGAAAAAATGCGTAACTATTTCAGATATAGAAAATGCTATTCTGGCTTCCGGGATATCTGGAACATCAAATATAGACGATATTACCGTAGCAAATGCGGATGAACCTTGCGTAGTAAAAGTATACGTAAATGGTTTATCTACCACTTTGGCAGATTCTCTAATCACTTATCTTTCAGATAGATCTGTGGCAGGTATCAACTTAATTTATTCTCAATAATATGATTCTGTTATTTAACAAAATCCCAGTCACACTAGGTAGAAAAGTCAATGAGGCTGTACTCCGAGCACAGGCTCTTTATGGTTCCGACTTCTACAACTATAAAGGTCAGTATTGGTTTGGAGACAATCTAACTACAGATTCTTTGTTTCCAAATTGGATTTTAAATGAAGCTCAAAGTGATCCATCTAACGTAACAATCGTTCAAATTGTTAAATCTTACTTAAGATGGTTGTACAGTGAAAAATATGGATATGGTGGAAAAGTCGATTGGGAAACGATTCATAATCCACAAGCAATAAATGATAAATTTTTGCAAGCGCTTGCTTATTCTTATTTTCCAAATGAAGATTTCTCTTCTACTTCCAGTTTATATGATATTCTCCCAAATATTAAAAAATTTGCAATACAAGCAGATGTAAATTACTTTGATATAAAGGGAACTCTGAAGGCAATAAAATACGCGATCACCACATTGCTTGCCATTTCCCCAAGTCAGTGCACAGTACAAACCGGTAGCCCAGGTTTTATAATTGTAAAGGCAAACATTCCAGAAAAATATAAACCATTTTTGAACAGAGAGGTTTATCCGGCTGGAATGCAAATCATTTATCAATCTCCATGATAAGTAAAATAATGATGTTTGCGATGGCAATCGCTTCAAGAGGATTGTCAAACAATAAAACTGATGTAAATACCAAAAAATTGAGATATGCATCATGTTTTGGTGTTGATGGTATTTCCAAATGTCCAAAGTTAATAAAAAGTGATAAATCTGATTTTTATTATTGTGGGGCATGTGGTTGCGGTGACCATGCCCATACTTGGTTGATAAAAAATGAAGGTGATTATTGTAAGTTGGATTACCCTCACCTCACCTGCCCACTTAAAATGCCTGGATTTATAAATTATGATCCCAATTCCCCTGCAGAAGATTTATCAAGAAAAAAATTAATAGAAACGATGAATCCAGAAAAATTGGATTTAATACAGCTAACTGTATCCGTAGATGAGCAAAAACAAAAAATATTGGAAGAAGCACTTAAAATTATAAAGAATTCATAAATAATTTTATGATAGCGACTACCCGCCAAGAATTAATCGATTACTGTTACAGAGCTTTGGGAGCCCCCGTTGTACAGGTAAATGTTGATCCGTTACAGGCTGAAGACCGTTTGGATGAAGCTTTGGAATACATGTATGAAAGGCACTTTGATTTTAATCAAAGAGCTTTGTTTTTATACCAAATACAGCAAAACGATTTAGATAGAAAGTATTTTGATACCTCACTATTTGGAAATGCAGTTGGCTCCAAAGGAATTACATTCGCGGATGGTTCTACGGGAATGTGGCCTATGGCTAAAGATATAAGAACAGTTACAAAAGTTTATAGAACTCCAGATGTTGCCGGAAATTATATGTTTGATTTGAGATATCAGATGACTCTATTCGATTTCTTTGGACTTTATTTCAATCAAGGTGGCTTGAGCACAGGTCCAATGGCAAACTATATGGAGTCTATGAGCTATTTGAAACTGGTAAATGACGTATTCAATTATCCTGTATCATACACATATACCAGAACAACGGACAGGCTTTTCTTGGATTTGGATTATTCTAAACTTATTGCTGGAACAGCTCTCTTGGTTGAAGCCTATGTAAAAATAGATCCCGATCAATATCAAAAAGTCTGGGGTGACAGAATATTTAAAAAATATTATACAGCATTACTTAAGAAGCAGTGGGCACAAAATTTGATGAAATTTGCTGGTGTACCTTTACCGGGTGGTGCGCAACTGAATGCCGGTGCAATGATGGTGGAAGCAACCAATGAATTGAACCAAATAGAAATGTCTCTTGTCAAGACACAGGAATTGCCACCAGATCCAATGATAGGATAAAAATTGAAAAACCCATATTTTTCAAATCATAATGGCGAACAAGATCTAGTCGAATCTATAACAATAGAGATAATTCAGGCTACTGGTGTAGATTGTTACTATATTCCTAGAGATTATTTTTCTATTGATAAAATTTTTGGTGAAGATCCCGGGTCATATTTTGATAATGCTTACGTCTTGGAAATGTACTTGAATTCCTACAAAGGATTTGAAGGTAACGATGTTGTATCTCAATTTGGAATCGAAATAAAAGATAAAGTCAATCTTGTTTTTGCAAGAAAAAGATTCAAACAAGAAGTAACAGAAAAAAACAGCTCACTCACAAGACCTAGAGAGGGTGATTTGATTTATTTTCCACCATCAAAGTCTTTGTTTGAAATTAACTTTGTTGAGCACGAAAATCCATTCTACCCATTGGGTCGTTTGTATTCATACTTCATAACTGCTGAACTCTTCACCTACAGTTATGAAAATATGTCAACAGATCTGAAACCAGTCGATGATCTTGTGGCAAATACAAGAGGTTTCTCTGGATCCGATATTATACCGTTGAACAATGGACTTGGAACAACTGCAGGAATTAATGATATAGTCGAAACAGAAGGGATTAGTTATTCTTTTGATCCCAATAACCCATTTAACGATTGTAATTAAGGAATACTATGTTTCAAAAATTTAATAATCAAAGTTTAAGAAAACTTGTTATTGGGTT